AGTTTTGCCATTACGTTTCACTCCTGGTTTCGTTATCTGTTGTCTCATTTGGGCTCGGCTGATCACCATGTAGACACCTTGGACACTCGCATATGCAAGAAGTGTTCAAAGCACAATGACACATACACCCACATAATTCGCATTTCAATGTAATGTCCCAATTTCTTGATCAGGCTCCCAAATAATAATTAAATCATCTTCCATTAAAATTCACTTGTTTTAATTAAAAACTCTTCTATCCAAGCCACTCTATCGTCCATGGATAATATTTTTTGTTTTATAATAGCAATATCCTGCTGCATTTCTGCAACGCTATCCGCTTTTTTTTCGACTGCGTTTAATCGTTCAGACCACATGCCCCACGTCATGCCTATTGTTGCAATAAGCACAACATACGGCAGTATTGTTTTTACTTCGATCTTAAACGACATACACAATCCTTATCTGTTTTACAATCGCACATGGCACACTCCTACTTTGTTTTTGCACTCATCCCACTCAATGGATTATTTAAAGCCTTATTGATCTTCAAGTCAAGACTTTCTTCTAATAGTTTCATCTCATCTAAAAGTTCTCTTGTATCTTCTTTTTGTCTATCTTCAACATCGTTAACTATCTCAGTAATATGTCTAATATCACCGTCCATTTGTCTTAAATCTGCTTTTAAATCATCTTTTAATTCTTTTGCAGTTGAAGCTACTAAACTTACTTCTTCTAAAATCATGGACATTTCAGTTTTAATCATGTCCAACTCTTGTTCAATTAATTCTAATCTCTTATCCATTTCTGCTTTTGATAGTTCTATTTTTTTATCAAAACCACTTAAATCAGGTGCAACAAATTCATTTATCTTC